CGACCCCACCCAAGGAGACCCCCAGTGGCGGCTGACGACCTCTACGACAACGTCCGGGCGTTCGCGGCCCTGGCCCCGGCCGGGCCGCGGGTCAACGGCACGGTCAACGGCGCGACCGTGGATCGCAAGGTGGGCCGGGTGTTCTTCCGGTCGGTGATGTTCGTGGTCATGACCGGGGCGATCACGGACGGCACGCACACGGTCAACGTCCAGGAGTCGGCCAACGGCACGGTGTGGACCGACGTGGCGGCCGGAGACCTGCGCGGCGGCGAACCGGCCGCCTCCCTGACCGACGACAACGTGGTCTACGAGATGGCCTACACCGGCAAGGCCCGCTACGTCCGACTCCAGCTCGTGACGGCGGGCGCGACCACGGGCGGGCTCGTGGACGGCGTGGCCCTGCTCGGTATTCAGGCGGTTTCCAGGTAACCGGGGCCCGGCCCCAGAGCGGAGAAGATCATGGCGATGAACAGCAAGAGCAACCCTCTGAGCCCCCGCGGCGACGGGTGGGCGGCCCACAACGCCGAGGTGGAGAAGGGCTCCAAGTCCCGGGAGGTCCTCGCGGCCACTGCGGACGAGTCCCCGCTTGCGTTCGACGGCACCACGGCGGAGAAGGCGCTCCAGACCACTGCCAAGGTGGCCGACCTGGACGCCAAGGACGAGGGGGCCCAGGTCTCCGCAGCGGCCAGCGCGGACAAGATCGAAACCGCCAAGCGGCTGGACTCCGAGGAGGGCACACAGCCCTCCGGGTCCGACAAGAACTGATCAAGCTCCCGGCCGGGTCGCTCCCCGTGCCCGGCCGGGCCCTCTCCCTCCTGGAGGCCGTGATGGCGGACAACCTCACCGACACAGCAGAAAACCTCATGCTGGACTGGATCAACGGCGTCGGCTCCCCCTCCCGGCCGACACCCCCGCTCAAACTCGCCCTGTTGACCGCCAACGGCACCGACGCGGCGGCGGGTACCGAGGTGACCGGCGGGTCCTACGCGCGTCCCACGATCGTCGTGGGGGCCGCGGCCGGGGGTGCCACGTCGAACACGAACCTGATCGAAGTGGCGGACATGCCCGCGTGCACCGTGACCGGCGTGGCGGTCTACGATTCGGCCGGATCCCCGCTGCGCATCTGGCACGGCACCCTGTCCTCGTCCAAGACCGTCAACGCGGGCGACACGTTCCAGATCCCCATCGGGGACCTGGACCTGGTTCTGGGCTGATGGCCACCCCCGCGTTCGAGAGCGCGGGGGCCTACCTCGCCAGCTCCGGCGCGGGGGCCTCCATCGCGGTACCCGCAGGGACCGCCGCGGGCAAGGTGGTCGTGGTCGTCATGTACCTGGACGGGGCGGCCCTGGCGGTCACCCCGCCCGCCGGGTTCCAGGTGGCCCCCGGATCGCCGGTGAACCTGCCCGCCGGGTCCGGCGTCCACTCGCTCCACGTCTGGTGGAAGCGGCTTACCGCCGCCGACGCCGGTACGTACGACTTCGTCTGGACGGGTTCCCGCTACCGGGAAGCCCAGGCACTTCTGTACTCCAGTGTGGTGGCGACCGGCGACGCGTTCGAGCCCGGGGCGGACACCGCGGCGGAGGCGGTCAGCTCCACCGTCACCCCGCCGGTGAACGTGGTCACGACCGGGCCGGACCGGCGGCTGCTCTGGGCCGGGACGAACTGGTCCGGCGGCACATGGACCGCTCCGGCCTCTCCGGCCGGATTCGTCAAGCGGGTCCAGGGCGGGGCCGGTCTGGTCACGCTGGCCGACACGGCCTGGACCACCCCGGGCGACACCGGGAACGTCACGGGGACGAGCACGAACTCCGACAAGCGCGCGGCGTGGCTGGCCGCACTGATCGGGACCACCCCGACCGCCGCGCCAGTGGTGACCGGAGCCGCGGTGCTGACGGCGTCCGGCACGCTGACGACGGCCGGGCGGCGGGCCATAGTGGCACGGCCGGTGCTGACCGGGACCACCGCGCTGACCGCCGCGGCCCGCCGGGCGGTCCTCTCCGGGCCGGTCGCGCTGACCGCGTCGGCCACTCTGGCCCCATCCGGGACCAGAGTGGCCCGCAGTGGCCCGATCGCCCTGACCATGCGGTCCGACCTGGTCATATCCATCGGCGGGGCGGTACCGAGCGGGCCCGTTCTGCTGACGGCCGCCGGGGCGCTCACCGCCGCCGCCCGCCGGGTGGTCCACAGTGGCCCGGTCGCCCTGACCGCGCTGGGCCACCTGGCCGCGGCCGGGGACCGGGTGGTTCACGCCGGAGCCGGACTGGCCCAGGTGGCGCACGTGTCGGCTCACGGGGTGGTTCAGGTGCGGGCCACGGTGGTCCTGTCCGGGACCACCGTGCTGACCGCGACCGCCGAGACGCTCCAGGCACCTATCCGGCTGGACGGGTCCGGGACACTCACCGCGCGGGCGCGGGTCATCGCCTACGGCCGGGCGGCCCTGACGGCGTCCGGCGCGCTGGCCGCGGCGGTCACCTCCGGACCGCAGGACTTCATCGGCAGGGTTCAGGGCTACATCGTGCCGGAGGGCTCTGTCACGTCGTCGGTAGGAGGGTCCTCATGAGTTCGGTGGGCGTCGGGACCGCCGTGTCCCTGGTCACCACGGCGACCGACACGGCCGGGGCGGCGGTGGATCCGGTCACGGTCGAGTTGTTCATCCTGTTGCCGGACGGCACGGAGGCGGGACCGTTCACGTGGGAGGCCGGGCAGGTCGTCAAGGAGGCGGTTGGTCGGTTCTCCTACCGGTACCTGACCACCCAGCCCGGCCAGCACATCGCGCGGTGGGAGACCGCGATCCCCACGGCGGTCGATGAAGAACCGTTCGACGTCGAGCCCCGATGGCGAGAGGCCGGGATCGTGTCCCTGGCCGACGTCAAGAGCCACCTGAAAAAGCGGGTCACGGACACCGCCGACGACGCCAAGCTCCAGGAGTTCATTGGGGCGGCCACCGATCTGATTGAGGACCGGATGGGCCGGGTCGTACCGGTCACGATCACCGAAGACGTGTTCAGCCGGGGAGACACGATCGTCCTGCGGGAGCGGCCGGTGATCGAAATCGTGTCGGTGACCCGGTACCCGGGCGGAACCCTTCTGCCCGCACACGACGTGACCACCCTGACCAGGGGCTGGAGGCTGACCAGCGCGGAGGGGGTGCTGGAGACCTCCGGCCGGTTCCCCGGGGACATGCGGATCGTCTACCGGGCCGGACGGCAACCCGTCCCCCGCCGGTTCCGGATGGCGGGGAAAGAGCTGACCGCGCACCTGTGGAGGACGTCCCAGCTCAACCAGGAGGGCGGCCGACCGCAGGCCCAGGGAGACACCCAGGTACCCGCGTCCTCGTACGCGCTGCCGTACAACGTCCGTCAACTCCTGGGCCTGGACCGCCAGTCCCGTGACATGCCGGTGGTGGGGTGACATGGCTCTTTCGACTGTCCCGGCCGTGCTCGAGGCGCTGGTCTCCACGGCCGCGGCGGCGCTCCCCGGCGTTGCGGTGTTCGATGGCCAGCCGGACCGTGACATCCCGGACGAGTGCGTGGTGATCGGGTTCACCGGCAACGGCCTGGAGGCCGCGGTGGAGGACACCCGCACGGTGGAGGAGATCACCCGGGCCCGGGACCGGGAGCGTTATGAGGTGTTCAACCTGGCCACGTCGTGGCTGGGGGAGGAGACCGACATGGTGGCGGTCCGGCTGAGGGCGTTCGCGCTCGTGGACGCCATCGCCGCGCGCATCGCCGCGGACCACACGCTGGGTGGGGCGTGCGGCAAGTGCCGGGTGTCGGTGGTGGGCCTGTCCCAGATGCAGACCGGTCAGGGTGCGGTCGCGACCATCCTGTTCACGGTGGCCGTGGACGCGTTCACCGGGAGGCCGTGATGCCACGCCCTGGAAGCCCACCGCCGTACGCGTTCCGGGTCAAGACCAGAAACGAGCTACGGGACCTGATCGGCGATTTCGGCGGCAAGATGCCGAAAGAGGTCAAGGCCGAACTCCGGCCGTTGCTGCGCAGGACCGGTCAGGGCGCGCTGATGGCGGTCCGCTCGAACGCGTCCTGGTCCACGCGGATCCCCAGGGCCACCCGGCTCCAGATCTCCCTGGCCGGGAAGCGGCCGGGGGTCGCGGTTGTGACGAACAAGAACCGGGCCCCGGGCGCGCGGCCCCTGGAGCACCAGGGGCGGCCGGGCCGGATCCGGCACCCGCTGTTCGGTGACCGCAAACGCTGGGTCACCCAGCCCGCTCAGCCGTTCATGACCGAGGAGGCCCCCAAGTGGCAGGCCGAGGTCCGGGACGGAATCCGGGAGATCGTCGATCAAGTCGCAAGGAGGAACGGGTTCAGATGACCGTAGACAAGGTGACCATGGTGCACCCCGTGACCAAGGGCCGGTTTGACGCCCCGGCCACCGCCGTCAAGATCCACGAGGCGTCCGGCTGGGTCGTTGCCGACGCCGACAAGGCGGAGGATCCCCGGGCGGCGGAGACCGGCTCGGATGAGACCCCGGGCAAGGCCGCGCGGCGGGCCCCGGGCAAGGAGGAGAACAAGTAATGGTCGCCACCCCCATGACCCCCGCGGAGCGGTTCTTCCCGACCGGGGTAACGCGCTACTTGTACCTGCCCGCGATCGTGGCCAGCACGCTGATCCCGACCCGTACGGAGATCAACGCCGGAACCGACCTGTCCGTGGACTTGGCGGAGGTGTCCGGGTTCACGGTCTCCTCTGACCTGATCGACACCCCGGACATCAATAAGCGGTTCACCTCACGTATCCCGGGCCGGATCACCGCGGAGGACTCCTCCCTGGTCTTCTACGCCGACAAGGTGGGGGAGGACGTCCGGGCCCTGCTGCCGCGCGACACGGCCGGGTTCATCGTCCGGATGGCCGGGGGTGACGTCCCGGCCAGCATGGGCTCCACGTTCCCGATCACGGTCTCCTCCATCTCGGAACAGGCCGGGACCGATGACGAGGCGTCGCGGCTGACGGTGGAGTTCGCCATCACCGACGAACCCGCGGAGAACTGGGCCATCCCGGCCGCGACACCCTGACCTGTTCAGCCTGACAGTTCACTGAGAAAGGGAAGTGATCATTATGGGTCTGCTCACCAAAGATCAGATCTGGGCAGCGAATGATCTCAAGACGATCGAAGTCCCCGTCCCGGAGTGGGGCGGGTCGGTCCGGATCAAGACCCTGACCGGCGCGGAGCGCGACCAGTACGAGGCCGACTCCTACAAGCGGGTCAAGGGCCGCCAAGAGGCCAACCTGGCCAACCTCCGCGCCCGGCTGGTCGCCATGGTCGTGGTGGACGAGAACGACCAGCCAATGTTCACCCGGGCCGACGTCATGAAGCTGGGCCAGAAGTCCGCCAGCGCGCTGGAGCGGGTGTTCAACGCAGCGGCGGACCTCAACGGCATGAGTGACGCCGACGTGGAGGAGCTGTCGGGAAACTCCGCGGGCGACCAGAGCGACGGTTCTACCTGAGACTGGCCGCACATCTCGGCATGACCGTCCGTCAACTCCTGGGGTCACTCGACTCCCGGGAGTTGACGGAGTGGCAACTGTACGAACGAGAGGTCGGCACGCTGGGCCCGGAGCGGCTGGACATCCTGGTGGCCAAGCTCGCGGCCACGATCGTCCGGGTGAACACCGAACCGAAGAAACAGGACCAGGTCAAGGAGTCCGATTTCTTGATCAAGTGGAGCGGCGGAGGAGCGGACATCGATGGCGACGATTAGGAATCTCCTCCTCCGCCTCGGCGTGGACGTGGACCCGCTGGACCGGGGGTTCGCCAAGGCGGCCAAGACGGTGGCCACGTTCGACAAGCATTTTTCCAAGGTCGCCAAGGTCGGGGCGATCGGGGCCGGGCTGGGGAGCGCGACCGGGGCCGCAACCGCGTTCACCGCGGCGCTGGCTCCGGCGGCCGGTGCGCTGATCGCCCTGCCCGCGGCCATGGTCGGCACCAAGGTCGCGGCCGGGACGCTCAAGGTCGGGCTCATGGGCGTGTCGGAGGCCATGAGCGCGCTCGCCGATGGGGACGCGAAAAAGCTCAAGGAGGCCATGAAGGGGCTGAGCCCGAACGCCAGGGAGTTCGTCAAGGCGTCGGGCGGGTTCCTCAAGGCGTTCGACCCGGTCAAGACGGCCGTCCAGGACAAGCTGTTCGAGGGCCTCGGAAAGCAGATCGGGCCGGTCTCGCGGAACCTGCTGCCGTCGCTCAAGACGGGCATGGTCGGGGTCGCGGGCTCGTTCAACACCGGGGCCAAGGAGGCGCTCAAGTTCGCGGCCACCCCGCTGGCCAAGGGTGCGCTCACCCAGGTGTTCGCGGCCACCCAGCGCGTGATGGACAAGGCGGCCGGGGCGATTCAGCCGGTGCTCAGGGGCATCACGGCGCTGGTGCTGGCCGGGCTCCCGCTGGCCGAACGGATGGCCGGGTGGGCGATCAACGGGGCCAAGGCGGCCGGGGCGTTCCTGTCCTCGGAGGCCGGGGCGCGCAAACTCGCCGGGTGGGCCGTCAAGGCCGGGGACACCCTGGCCCAACTGGGCCAGATAGGAAAGAACCTAGGCGGGTTCCTGGGCGG